TGGGTTGATTTCTCCAAGTGGCAGGGCCTCATATCGCTGGCCGTCTTCAAGCTTATGAAGAGCCAGGACATCGAGGGCGTCTGCATCGGTTCCTGGCATGGCATCGACGCTAACCCCTACGTCGAGGAGAACTTGCGCCGTGCCCGCTCCATTGGGCTGTTGACAGCCACCTACGTCATCATCAACAACCGTCCTGGCGAGTGGTCTATACAGCAGGGTCTCAGGGCATGTGGCTCGGAGGCCGATTATCTTCGCTTCGTGGCGGCAGATGTAGAGGTTAGGGGCATTACAGTGCCCATCCTGCGAGCTGCCCTCGACGAAACGGCGCGCGCGGGCCACCACCCCGTCATCTATAGTGCCCGCTGGTTCCTCTCTTGGTGGGCCTCAACACTCACATCCCCGCCCACTGAGTTCGCCAAGTACCCCTACTGGTACGCCCTGTACAATGGGGTGCCCAACCTCGACCGCACGCCCGACACGGGGCTGTGGGTGCCATTTGACAGAGCCATCGGACATCAATATACTGGGTCTACGCCAGCCTTCGGTACGACCGTTGATTTCAACTGGTTCGACCGAGGCTGGATCAACGAGACCGTGGTTGTCCCGCCAGTGGTGGAGCCGCCCGAATCCCCAAGAGAGGAGGTGATTATGGGAAAGATACTAGACGCATTCATAGCGACCGGACGTGAGGTTGAGGCCGGAGTGGAGGCAGCCAAGCTGTTACCTGTCCCCATCAAGGGGGACACTGGTGCGACGGGGCCAGCCGGTAAGGATGCCACAGGTGGCACTACCGCTCGAACGTACACGGTGGTCTCCGGTGACAACCTCAGCAAGATAGCCGCCGATTTTGGCGTCAGCGTTGACGCGCTGTATACCAAGAACAAGGCCATCATCGGCCCCGACCCCAACCTGATTCAACCAGGACAAGTCCTAACCATTCCTTAAAGGAGGAGATATGGTAGACAGTGAGAAGCCTGACGTTGACGACCTGCCGGAGCGCCCGCCCCTAGAGGGCGTGTTCAAGCTGGTAACGTCGGCGTACCTAGACAACGAAGAGGACGGGGAGAAGCTGGGGGTTCGCCAGAACTACCTGGACTACTTTGGCTCCAACACCCCCGTCCGCGTCTGGTATTTGAGGGCAGAGGGCATCAGCATCATAAGGAGCGATGGCCAGCCCTTCTTCATATCCGACATGATAAAGACGGAGGTAGTCACCAAGACCGGCATCCGACCGGCTCGCAAGACAGCGCCCGCCGGACAAGTCGCAGCCGCATTCCTTGCACTGGACGAGGCCAACCCTGTGTCTGCATCTCCCAACAAGGTTGGGCAGGATGGTAGCGCAGTGGGCCGTATCTTCCAGGTTGAGGAGCGCGCCCTCGATGCTGGCGGTGGCTACGAGAAGCGTGTCTCCCTGTTCCCCATCGAGCTGAAGCCTGCCGACTTCGTGTATGATGGTGAAGTCACCACGATAGACGTGAGCGACAGTGCCGGTGCGGAGGAGACCACAACCACCCCTGTGTCAGTGTCCGACGAGAAGGCTGAGTCCCTCATCGTTCAGGCATTCGACGGCAAGACGCCAGGCGAGATGTACGATGCCATCCTGGGCATCGGTGCCCTGAGCGGCACAGCCTCGGCTCTCGGCGTCAACCTACAGGACGCAGCCCTCGACGAGACTCTGGTGGACGTGCTCGTTGAGCGCGGCTCCATGAGCCAAGACAAAGACGGCGTTCTCCACGCCACGGCCTAGCACATGGATACCAAGGAGGTAGAGGGCACCATCATTAAGAGGGTTTCTGAAGCGCTGCGCAGATGGGAGGCGCAGCAGGCAGACCATGATGTGCCCTCTCCTTCGGGTATCGCCCACTGCTTCCGACAACAGTGGGCCAAGGCCACCAAGCAACAGATAACCAACCCCGACCAGTTGGCCTGGATTAAGAACATGGAGCAGGGGAAGCTGGTGGAGCCCTTTTGGTCGGACATCTTCCGGCTTGCTGGCTTCACCGTGGCAGACCTGAACGAGCGGTTGGTCATTGCCGGTGGCCCCATGACTGGAGTGGGCGACCGCATGATTACCGACGACACAGGGGAGATTGCCATTCCTCTACTCCTCGAACTCAAGAACCTCGGCCCCTTCACCTACTACGAGCTGCTGGCACATGGCCTGAAGAACGGCGCCCCTGGGTACTACTACCAGGTGCAGTCCTACATGGAGATGTACAACATACCCATGGCTGTCATATTCGCAGGCCAAGCTGAGGCCAGCTCTATCACGTGGTGGTGGCGGGTGCGGGAAAAGAAGCAGAGTGGCCCCAACGCTAGCGAGTGGCCTCCTCCCTTCATCGTGGAGGTGGTGGAGCGGGCACCTGCTGACTTTGCCTGGGCACAGCAGCGTGCCGTTGACGTACGCTGGTACGCCGACAACGTGACCGACATGGCCCAGGTGCCCAGAGACTACGACCCAACCCAGAAGAAGTACAAGACACCGGACGGGCGCAACAAGACCATACCCTGCACCTACTGCCCCGTCCTTGATGCGTGTCTCGTGGCTGGAGAGAGGCTGTGATAACCTACCGTCAGGCCATACGCAAGCTACTCAAAGCGGGCATCCCACATCGCGTGGGCAGTAAGCATGTCATCTTCTATCCGGTCAATGGGTGTGGCATCGTCACCGTACCGAACAAGACTAAGGAGATGAGCAAGCAGCATCACATGCTGGTGGCAAAGGTACTGAGTGGCACAAATCCAAGCCGAACGTCAGACAGGAGAGGGTAATGGAGGAGCTAACGGGGGGCCAACGCCCCAAAGACGAACCGGATGTCAAAGTCCTGCGCACCCTGCTGTTCGCAGAGGGGGGCAAGGGCAAGACCACGGCGGCACTCACCTTCCCACCGCCGTTCACCATAGTCAACTTCGACAAGCCGATGGGCAACCTGCTGGCACTGCTGCCCAAAACCCACGCACTTAGCTATAAGCGTATTGCCTTCGACGACGTGGACGAGCTGACCCCCGAGATGGCCAAGCGCTACTTGGCTGAAGCCAACGCCGCCATCCGTCGTGCGCTCACGGTGGGTAAGGGTACGTTCTTCCTCGACGGTGGCCATAACCTCCACGAAGCGGTAAAGGTTGCTCTGCTGCCGAAGAAGGACGCCAGCCCCCGTGAGTACGCCAGCGTCAATGCCTGGTGGGATACACACTTCCGGCGCATGGCGCCAAAGCCTATCAACTGGGTCATCAGCGCCTATGCCAAGGAAGAGTGGCTCCAGGCCAGCAAGCCTAGCGGTCGGCGCATACCAGAGGGATGGAAGTGGACGCGCTCCTGGCTAGAGCAAGCCATATACATGTACACCAAAGCGGAAGCCAACCCCTCTGAGACGCCACAAGACAGCTCTGAGGGGGTGCCACAGGAGTTCAGAGGGCAGATAGTCGAGGCCAAGGAGAACAAGAACCTGATAGGCCGTACGCTGCCCAGGGTGACATACCGTGGTCTGTTCAAGCTCTACCATGGCGAGCTGCCGCCCAACCACGAGGAACTATGGTCTCCGAACTACAAGTAACGGTGCCGCATTTTTGCCCCCGCTGCGCGGTGATAGAGGATGTCTCGCCTGCAACTGGCACCACAATCCCCCTATGTTTGTGGTGCTTTATGGAGAGGCCACGCTGTTATTCCGCCCTCCAACCTCTGCGCGCTGAGTCCACTACCCTGCCCATCGTGGGGCCGGAGGGCTGCTAATTCCGAACGTGATGGTGCTCGACTCCAACGAAGCGGCTGCCAAGCCGTGGCTCCAGGCGCAACTGGAGGGGCTCGGCTTCTTCGTCTACGTCCACTCCCAACCCGCCGATGTGAGCTGGAGCAGCCCTGTCTACGGTAGGGTGGGTGTTGAGCTAAAGGAGTTGGCTGACCTCTGCAACTCACTCAACACGGCGAACCAGAACATGATACCCCGCCTCGACGACGAGCTGCGGCGCCTACAAGAGTCCTATGCTCTGGCCATCCTGCTTGCCCATGACTACGCGAAGTGGGAGTTCCTCTACAAGCAAGGTAAGACGGTGGGCCGCTGGACGCCGGAGATCATCGACAACATCCTATTTGGTCGGGAGCTGTACGGTATCATGGTGGCCAGGTCAAGAAGCACCAAGGGAGAGCATGGCATTGCGCCCCGCCTCGCATCCCTGTACCATTACACACAGAAGGCCCCCACTAACAAGCTTCTGCCTCCCCGCCGGTTCACCTACATGGGGCCGATGACGGACAGAGCTGAGGTCATCTTCACCCTACTTAGCCGCCTCCGTGGCTTCAAGAACAAGCGGGATATGGCCGAGAAGATGGCCGACCTGGGCTCGCTGCGGGAGGTAATGACATGGGAGACGGAGAAGTTCCGTGAGCTGGGGATGACAAAACTCATGGCCGAACGTTTGGACAAACTACTGAAGGAGGAGATATGAACGCAGACCAATTCGCGGAATCACGTGAGGAGCTGGAGGCAGCTTGCGCTGTGGTGCTCCAAGCCAAGGGGCGGGACTATGCAGGCGAGGGCGGCGACCGCTTTGCCAACTTCAAGATGATTGCGGAGCTGCTCAACAACTTCCACGTGGACGTGGGCACACCCATGGGCACATGGGCTGTCTACTACATGAAGCACGTCTTCGCCATCCTGGCCTGGATAGGGCAACGCTCCGAGTCTGAGCCCATCAAGGGACGCTTCGTTGACGCCCGCAACTACCTCGACCTGGGGTGGGGGATGGTGAAAGAGGCCGACATCAACAAGCCGAAAGCTCCCTACATAGTTGAACTGCCGGACTTGAGCGGTGCCCCGCAGACCTGCGGTTGTGGGTCGCCTCGTTGCGAGGGACACCAAGGGCCAGCAGGGGGGTATCAGGGCTAATGGCTATAGCTTGCGACCTCGACGGCATCGTAGCTGACTTCACCCATGGCTTCTCCCGCCATATCAACGAGATGACCGGAGGAGCAGCCCCCATCGTCAACAACTACAGTACAGTCAAGACCTGGGCGTGGGAGACCTGGTATTGGCCAGGAGAGTTCGACAGCGAGATGAACGAACAGGCTTGGCACCAGATACTCCAGAGCCCAGACTTTTGGCTAGAGCTGCACGCTATATTTCCCGAACAGATGGGGCTACTGAAGCGGGCCGCTCGCCGTATTCCTATCGTCTTTATGACGAGGAGAGACGGCAACAAGCCCTACAACCAGACCCTCAAGTGGCTGCAAAACTGGGGCGTGAAGGAACCCATGCTAGTGCGCATCCACTCCGGCGAGGAGAAAAGCGAGTGGTGCAAGGCGCTGGGTATACGCACGCTCATCGACGATAGCCCGAAGAACATGGAGGAGGCCAAGGCTGCGGGCCTCAACGTCGTCACCATAACGTGGCCTTACAATATGGATGTATCAGGTGTTCACCGAGCGGCGGACTTGGCTGGAGCATTGCAATTGGCGGAAGAGGTCGACAGTGGGCGGTAAACTGGGCATGCGCCACGCAGCCCCTCGCCTCCGTTCATCTTCCGTACGCCAAATGTCCAACGTCGAGGCAGCGTATGTGGGCGCGATGATTGATGGTGAGGGATATTTTGGGCACTATGCGCCAACTGGTTTGCGCCGTGCCTGCCAGCATAACGTGATGGTAGTCAACACTGACCTAGAGATAATATCCGCGCTCGTTCGTGCAACTGGGTTGGCGGGAGTGGGAATGAAGAACGACTCCGCGCTCACGCGGAAGCGGGCATGGCTCTGGTACTCAGCGGCCATCAATTCATTAGTAGATTTAGCGAAGCAAATTGCGCCCTATTCGTTTAAGGCGCAACGCTTTTTGGAGGAAGCCCATGTCTTTTGAGCCGGTAACGTGCGCACATGACCAGTGTTGCACATTTGAACCAGCATCCTGGAACGCTCGATACTGTCCAACACATCGTTGTGTGAGGAAGGCCGAGAACGACCGCAAGCGGCTGGACGAGGCCAACCTGTTCGACGACCCGCGTGAGTTCAAGACGCTGAACATACGCAGCGCACCGGACGGCTACCGCGTCATAATCATCAACGACACCCAGCGCCCCTTCCACGACAAGCGGACGCTAGAGGCCGTGGAGCACTTCTGGGACGACTTAAAGCCGCAACTAGAGGTATACAATGGGGACATCGCCGACCTCTATACCATCAGCGACTTCAACAAGAACCCTTCTCGACGCTTTACGCTCGCCGATGAACTCGCGGATACTCGTGGTTGGCTTGAGGCACGGGCGGAGGCTAACCCTGATGCACGCCGCGTGTTCATTGAAGGGAACCACGAAGACCGTCTACGTCGTTGGCTCTGGAAGAACGCCGAGCTTGCTGGACTACCGGAGCTGGCACTTGAAAGACTCCTGGGTCTGGAGGATGTGGGCGCCGAAGTCCTCCCGTACATGAGCGTGCTGGATTTCCTAGGCTTCCGCATCGAACACGGCTTCAAGACCACGGCATCCAAAGCGTACCCAACCTCGGTAGCGCGCTGGATGGCCCACGCTACGGCGAGCAGCGGCCTCTGCGGACACACCCACCACTTTGGCATCTACTCTTGGACGGATGCTAAGGGCAGCCACAGCTACATCGAGAACGGCTGCCTGTGCCGCAAGAACCTGGAGTACGCCCCCTTCCCCAACTGGCAGTCCGCATTTACTTATGGTATAGTACAGAGGAACAAGGTGCATCTATTCCCCACACAAATATACGAGGACGGGTTTTTTGCCAATGGAGAGTTCTATCCGCGACGTTGACCTAGGGTGGCTCGCAGGAGTCATAGATGGTGAGGGATGTATCCACGTGGATAAGCGGGGTATTCTGCGCCTAATTGTTACCAACACTGACCGCCGTATGCTTGAGAAGTGCGCGCAAACAACGGGAGTTGGTCATATAACCCAGATGTCTGCGCAAACGGGAAGGCGTCCGGCATATTACTGGCGCTGTCACACGGCCAACGCTGTCAAAGTCCTGCAGGCTGTCAGGCTGTTCCTTGTAGTAAAAGGGGAACAAGCTGACTTGGTGCTAAAGATGGCTTTCGGACGAACTCGTAACAGCCTGGGGCAATGGCGGAGAGATGAAACTGCGATGCGGCAACGCGCAGAAATTGCTGCGCAACTCAAACGCCTGAAAAGGAGTATCTAATGCCAGATGAGTTGAAGATACTGCAACCCATCGTCGTTGAGTGGCGGGATGCGGCCACGAACCACGGCTGGGCGATACTCGATGAGGCGCGCAAGTGGGAACCCATGCCGGTCGTTGACCGTGGTTACTTTGTTGGCATCTACGACGACCGCCTGCTCATTGCGCCGCGATATGCAGACCACCCCGATACTGGAATCCTGGTTGATGAAGTGACTGCAATCCCGATGTCTGAGGTCGTTAGCATCAGTCCGCGCGGGGAGACGATGAAGGAGCGGTTGATGCGGTTCAAGGCGAAGCTGACAGGAGCGAACGCATGAAGGTAGACTTAGAACCAGGAGAGGTGAACGGCATACTGCAACTTCTGGCCCGTGTGGACATCAAAGGCAGCGAGGCTCAGGCGGTAGTCATCATCCAGGCTAAGTTGAAAAACGCCCTGATGAATGCTGGGCAACGCGACAAGCCGGAGAAGAACGCCGCTAAATAACCTGCGCCCCCACAGGGGGGCCTACAGCGGCGACCGCTGGCGTTGCTACAGTCGGCCCGTACAGCACGTCGGCCACAATGGTATGTATGGCGCGGTCGGTAGAGTCGGCTTTCGCCCCCAGCAGAGCGGCATTAAAGGTCGCCTCCGACACGGTGCCAAAATGGTGATTAAGGGGCGTCAGAACCCCGTCATGGTCAAGAGGGGCGCTACTCTCTACCAACGTTCCATTCAGCAACATTCCTTGAAGACTGGTGAACCAGGCGTTGCTACAGTCTACCGATAGATGCGTCATATAGTAGGTGACAGCCTTAACCTCCTGGCCAGCGGGTGGGGCCGCGTCCTCCAGGTTGGAGTCCTGACTACGCACGGCCAGCCCGTCCCCGTGGTTGTAGGAAGCGCAGTCTTTCGGGAGGTTATCCCAGTTTAGATACTTGTTCACGTTGTCGGGAACGCCGTCCATCTCGTTCAGGTTGCCTTGGGAAGTGGGTTTACGACTATCCATGCTGTAGTCGTCGGTGAGCCTACCGTTCATGTCAGACCCCGTGGTGTCCAGGTAGATGCCAACACGATAGTTTATGTCGAATCCCGCCGCGCTCTTGCCTCCCACACCAGCGCCACGCAGCCCCAGAAGTTGGTCGGTAACCTGTAGGTCGCGCACTACCCCTGTCCCGTTGAATAGGAGCGTGTCGTCCACCCAGAGTTCAACCTCGTGAGCCACCTCATCGTCGATGGCGGGGTCGTTGACTACCTTCACCCGCATAGCGAACCAGTGTTCCCCCACGTCCAGGTCAAAGTTGGTGCGCGTGGCCAGAATGCTCGCTAAGGATGGGTCGTCGCCATCGTTGATTATCCCTAGGCGAAGCTCTTTGCCGGTGTGTCGCCAGGAGACAGCGAACGCCTTGTTGGTGGCGTTAGCCTGTGAGCCCCAGATCAGAAACACGTGATTCGACTGGATGCCTACGAGATTCGACGCCTGGACACGTATATGGCACCATCTATCCGCTGAACCGGCCGCGATGGGACGGAATGGGGTGTACTGACGGCTACCCTTCGTCAATGTCGCTCTGCCCGTGGATTGTACATACGACGCAGAACCGGCCCCATTTATGAAGCCGATTCGCCCCTGGCCAATGTCGGAGAAGCGGCCTAGCCAGAGAACAGTCATGGCGGGCCTACTCTCCAGAAGTCAGAGGCCGCAGTCACCTCGGCACGGAACACGAATGGGTCTAGACTGTAAGCATGGAAACGGAAGCGAGCAGGAGGGTCAGGCTGGAAGTGGGCTAACATAGGTAGCTGCCTATAGTTGGCTTCTACCCACTGGTTTATCTCGTAACGGTCATCGGGGTTCGTCCAGGGGCGCGCACTCAGTAACGCCGCCAGAGCAGGGTCACTGTCCTCCACCAAACCCCGCGGCTGCAATTTAGCCCGCTCCCAATGCGCCAGGAGGTTCGGGTAGTCGGCGCAGACGAACTTCACGGCTTCGTCCATCGCCTCCTGGCCGTACTTATCGCTGTAGATGGGCCAAGCCGCCTCCCAACACAACCGCCCCTCCTGCGACATGACGGCGTTTCCCACGTCAGCGGCGATGCCTGCGATCTGGCTCGCCGCATCCTGAGCCCGCCGAAGAAACAGGGAGCCTATCTCCTGCGGTACACCTACGGGGTCGGGTCGCTGTCGAACCCGCATCAGCCCCGTGCAGCGCCGCATGTAGACCCAGGCGTCCCCTTCTGGCAGTAGGAGCCCCGCCACGTTGCACTCGATGATGGAGAGGTCGTCTACGGTATACGAGGATAGGTCGCGGTCAATGAGGCCCGCCACGCGCTCCAGGTAGCCAGAGGTGAGGTCGGTATCGCTGTCACGCAATGGCTCACCAACTCGGACTATTCTCATCGTGCCTCTCCGATTATCTCGATCATGTAATCCTCCCCGTCTGCCCCGCCGGTTACGCTGAAGTTGAAGCCATCACTCTCATTGATGTTCAAGTCGGCAGGGTCGGACGTGAATATCTTGGCTGTGCCTGCTGCTGTCACGACCACAGTGCCGAAGGCGTTGGCGAACGTGGCCCCGCTGTCCGTTGACTGCCGTACTTGGATAGTAGCGTCGCTGGTCGGTTTCTTGATACAGGTCGCCTTGAGTCGGGTCAACTTCATGTCGAAGGGCGCGACCTGGATGAAGTTGGCAGTATCGGCTGCGGCAGCTACGACCCCCGCCTTGCCGAGTGCGATGGCATGTTCTACTTTGACCGCAGCGATAGCCTCGGCGTCGGTGTACTTCGTGTGGTGGGCTGAAGCGGGGGCATCAGAGAGATCACCGTGGGCCTTCGCTGAGTGGCTGGCAAGGGTGTGAGACTCACCATGATGTGCCGAACCAGAATGGATAGTCGGCACATCCGCGTCCAGTATGGCGGAATACGCCAAATCGGCGCCGTTTGAGCGGAGGTACGTACCCGACACGCCCCGCGCTAGCCGCGACCATGCGGGTGTGGAGTTGCCAACCACAATGGCGCCGCGTACAACCGATGCTGCCAGAGCGTCGGGGTGGGTGGTACTGAGGATGTTGTGGTTGCCTGCCAGCCCCGGCTGAGCGACCGCTGTCCATGCCTTGGCCGTGTCGTCCCAGAAGTAGAGTGTGCCGTGGCCTGCGCCGCCAGCATTGCTGAAAACAAGCAGCTCATCCTTGCGCCCATGGGCAGGGAGGGAGCGCACAACACGTAGGAATCCTCCCCGTCCTGCTAGCCCGCCAAAGCGGGCCTCGTTCAGTCCGGTCGCCGGACGGCGTACACTGTGCTCGTGTTCTGCCAACTAATCAATCCTGGCACAATCCAATGTCACAAGCCACGAGGGGGAGTTGGTGTGCGGGTCTTCAGCACGAACCATGATGGCAGCTACGTCACGAACCAGCACTGTCCACTGCACGGCATCGGGGAACTCGATGGTAGTCGTGGAGCCCTTGAGGGCGAGAAGTTCGTCACGTAGCGAGACACCGCTGCCCCGTGACCACATAGTCCCGTCATGCAACTGGGCTGCACCCGCCCACACCTTGATGGAGATGGCATCACGTGCGTTCTGAGTGGGGACGAACTCATAGTCGATGGCAATGGGCCAGTCGATTCGATGGACGCTTCCGACTACCGCGTTCGTGTGCTTCAGAGTAAGCTGGAGAGTACGTCCAATACGTGGGGAGAGGGTGCTAGGAACGTTTAGCCGCAACGGCCCCGTGCCTGTCATGTTGCTGCTGAGTACGGTCGCCGCGCCCTCGTCCACCGCCAGCTCCGCAGAGAATCCGGCGCCGTTTATCTTCCGCCGCAACCGGACTTGGGTGGGGAGGATTGAGCGGCCCGCAGCCATGCCATCCGCCGACACGCGGGAGGAGCGCATTTGTGCATTCGGGGAAGCGTAAGTGCCAGGAAGCGACGTGAGCCCCTCCGTATACAGCCCCTTAACCACGATCTCCCCAGATGTTGGCAGAGCACCGAAGACGTTCGCCCCGACGAACTCGTCTCTACCATTGGCAAACTGGGCAACGATACCCCCCCGAAAGGAAGAAGGTGTGCGGATAGAGGTGTCGCGGTAGAAGAAACCGTCGCGGGCAGTAGCAGCACGCGCGAGGTTGCCTTCAGCGGAGGCAACCGAGTTCTCGCCGTAAGCCCAAAACTCAGGCCCTTGCCGCGTCGTGACACCCCATATACGACCAGGATAGCCAATAGGTGCGTCCGCACCGAAGAACCCATACTGCACTGTTTGTGGGCTGATGCGTGCCTGCTCCAGGGAGTTAGGGTCGAGGCGAATGAGCCCGCCCCTAGACGGAATGAGGATATAGTGCAAATAGGATGCAGAGTTGAAACCAAAGTTATCATCCTCGTATCCTGGCTTCTGCACCATCATGTTGGTAAACACCTCGCCGCTGTCGAGACCGAGCACCAGGCCCTCACGCTTGAAGATGAGGAGGTGTGGGCCATAGGCAAACAGGCCGGTGCAATACCCCCCCATTTCCAGCTTGATGGGGCCAACCCAGGACTGAGAGCCAAAGCTGACAGTTGGGTCGTCTCCGATGAAGAGGTCGGGCGGGAGCCAGCGTCCGTGGTTCTCTACATAGAACACAATGTTGGGGGTGGTAGCCACATGAGAGACACGCTGCGTGATTTGTGTGCTACTCGCTACCTCGGTATTCAGGTTGATTGTACGGAAGCCATGGCCGTGACGCTGTGAGTCGTCACCTACTCCTATCTCATGTCGTTCGATTCCGATAACAGCTTCGTCGCGCCAACGGGCCGTGCTGCCGTAGTTGAGGTCTTTTCCATTCACCGCTCCAAGAGCTGTATCCACAGCGGCAACAACGTGGGCGCTAGTCAAGGAGTCGATACTCTTCGGCCAGATGATGAACACCTTGTCTCGGTTGAAGAAGGTGGAGACCGCTCGGTGCCAAAGGGCAGTCGGGTCATTAGCAACGTCGCTGAACACGGTAGGACGTACGCCAGAAGCTGGTACTGTAATGCGGCCTGCCGGAACGAGCAGCCCTGGATGCGCCTCCCAATCCTGTATCTCCTCCATCATCGACGGGTCGCTGGACACAGCCTGCCCAAAACCGTGGTGCGGCGAGGGGAGGATGATGGTGCCCGTCTGTCGAGGCGCCCCAGGCTCCAACAGCGCGGAGCCAAGGTCAATGCCCCCGCCTTGGCCGTCAGGGCCAAAGACGTACGGTTCGCTGTTGATGAGTATATCGTAACTTTTAATGGGGCACCTGCCGCTCAGACGCTCTCAGAGCCCATTCTGACGCCGCTACTCCTTGGTGTGGTTGGAGGTACCGTTAAGCCGAAACAGCCACGATGCGGAGGCGCTGGCGCCCGCAATGAGACCGCCAACGAGTATCTGCCGCTCGTCCTCAAGGCCATCCACGACTAACGTGATTAGCGTGGCTGCAACGAGGCCAAGGGCGCCAATAATGGCCACGGTTGCCTGGGTGAACTGTCGGTTCATCGTAGTCTCCTTACCATCACATCACCAGGAGTAGCTCTTGGGCAACACGTCGGGGACGTACACCGGCTCGTTGATGTTATACTCGCGGGTCTCAGCGGGCGATATGACGGCAGCCACGTACTCCTGTACCCGCTTCTCGGCCAGCGCCATGTCCTGGGCGAACATGCGCCGTGCTGTATCCCCGTGAGTCTTGAATATCTTCTTGAACAGCTCGAACTCTGCCATCGGTATGATGAGTTCCTTGGGGCAGGTGGTGGTGTCCGCATCACTGCCCAGCGCGGCAAAGAACTTGCGCCATACCACGATGAAGTCCACGTTGCTGTTGAAGGTGGGCAACGTAATGAAGTGTAGCGTCACCGCGTTGTCATCCTCAATGGCCTTCCAGGCCGGAGCCGACCACTCCAGGACATCCGAGGTTGAGGAGTCACGGAAGTACACGCCGAGTATCTGGGTCTTGCTGTGGACTCCCACCGGCAAGGCATACTCATTCGTGTTGTTGACGAACGTGATGGTAGTGCGCTCAATGGTTCGCACCTGCGGATTCTCCAGCGCCGAGTCGATACTCTTGTTGATGTCGTCGGGGGTAATCAGGAAGTAGACTTGGCCCACGAAGTCTTCGTTGAAGGTGAAGGTGCGGGCAATGTCCACGTCGTTCGTCGTCGGGAAGCCAAAGCTCGTGATGCGCCGGAACTCCGGCCCTGCGGCCTGAAAAATCGTAGCAAACTGGGAATGAGGTGCGGCTGTAGTCCCGTCAACGGCCCGCACCAGCGTCAATATGTTGCCCGCCGTGCCAACCAGCTCAAGGCGCATCTTCTCGTTGTCAATGAGAATGATGTCGCCTGCCGTCATGGGGTCGCCCGTGCTACCATAGCCGATGGTAGTTTGGGTTGTATCCATCGAGGCGGCAATTGTTGCGGAAGGGACGAGGGGTGCGTTCGTGTTGTTGGATGGTTTGAATAGGAAGCTGTCCCGCATACGAAAGGGGTCGGGCACTAGGTCAGCTAGGGCGTTGATGGTGTATGTGTCAGCATCCACGTTGATGACGCTGAGGGCATCCTTTATGAGCCCAGCGTCGCCCATGATGGTCTCGCGGATGAACTTACGGGTCAGTAACTCAGCCATATTCTCTCTCTATTATAGCCTCTGAGGGCATCGGAAACGATGCCCTCAGCAGCCAGGAGGAGATTTGCAGGCGCTAACTAGTTGAAGAATGGGAAGCTCTGTGGCCCTGCCAGATAGGCGTCGTAGGTGATGTCATCGCCACTGGCAACGACAACATGTGTAGTCTGCACACGTACGTCAATGTTGGCCGAGGCAATCCCTTCCGGTGCGAAACTGGCAAGCCCGACTGGCACAGCAAACGCAGCGTTCGCAGACACAACGTTCGCGGTGATAGTGCCGACTGTGTGCCAAGTGGTGCCGTTGTCGTCCGTAAACTGGAGCCGGAACTCCACAGGCGTTACCGCCTGCGCGCTAGGGTCAGTGATGACGACCACGAGGTAGAGCTGGTCAGGCAGACCAGACTTGCCCAGGTTCAGAGCGGCTGTGTTCTGCGGTGTGGCCGCGCTGATGTCGATGACAACAGCATTGGCTGCTCGTAGGTTAAGGTCTAGTGCAGGCATGTCATAATCTCCTAACTTACGTCCAGGCCCACAAGGCGCCCAGCTGCCCGCTTCTGGAAGAGAGCGGAGGGGTGGATAACCCAGCGAATGTTCGTGCGGACGAGGTGGGGGCTGGCCTCCGTCTCACCAATCGGCTTGACCCGCATGGGCTCCAACTGGAGACCCAGGAAGTGGTCAGGCCCAAAGCGCGCCACGTATAGCGGCGTGGTTGAAGTGTAGGCGTTTGCCCCGTTGCCCATCGGGCTGTCGTTGTCGTTGCCGATAATCTGGTCGCCATCGTTGCCAGCGGCAGCGGGCGAACCAGTGATTACACCGGCGGGGTCGAAGCCAACGTCGATGATGGGCACCTTGCGGTACATGCCGACCTCGCGGTCGAACTGGTCGCGGGTCGTGTCGAACATCTTGAGCTGGCGCAGGTTAGCCCACAGGCCCAAGAGGGTCTGTCGGTTCACGATGACCACGCTCGCCTTGTTGTCCACGAGGTAGAACAGCTCGTCCAGCTTGGACAGCGCCGTGCGAATGTTAGCATCGGTTGCTGTACCCACACGGAACTCTAGCTTGGTGGTGTTGGCGGTAGCGTTCACCGTCTGGCCGTTGAATCGCGCGTCGCTGGACAGCATGTAGCGGAGCCCTGTCGGCTCACGTGTGTTGACTGTTGGGTCGGCGTTGACGATGAGGTCATTCACCCTTGCCCCCAGGGAAGCCACGATGGCCTGCGTCTGGGCCGCAGCGGGGTCTTGAACCTGGTTTTTCACTGCCAACAGAACGGGGTCGATGTCAATGTCGGTATCGAGGATGGCTAGGCTCTCTGTCATCTGTGCGAAGGTGGCCTTCTGGTCGGTCACAGCCTCGTTGATGTGCCGCAGCGAGACCGTAGGAACGCCGGACAAATAGACCACAGGTACAGACAGAGCGCCAGCCGTTTCGATAGGAATGCGGTCGAGTAGGTTTACCTGCTCAACCATGGTCTGGATAATGCCCTGCCGTAGCTTGGGCATCTCCAGAGCTAGCTCCTCGGCTAGTGTCATAGGCATGTCAACTCACCTTTACTCTGCGTAGGCTTCGGGGAACGTCTCTTTCAGTCCCTCGGAAATGAGGCTGCGGGCGTCAGTCGGCGAGGAGGACGAGCCGCCTTCAGCCGGTGATGCTCCCTGTACGGAACCCTTGCGGGCCTTGTCGCCCGCAACGCTCCGCCTCAGAGCCTCAATCCTCTCGGCCACTGCTGCGTTCAAGTCCTCGTTAGAGATACCTGACTTCAGCTTGTTGGCCATGAACTTTGAGAGATGCCGAACATAGTCTGCATCCGTTTGGAAACGCCCATCGGGCTCAATCTCCTTCCGCTCCTCCACCGTCAGGTTTTGGAACAGTTCGTCGGAGAAGAGGTTCCGATAGAACGTTGTCAAGAAGGTGTCAACGGCCCCTTGGCCTGCTTGCTGTGTCTCCAGCGACTTGGTGTACCGCTTGCCCAGCTCCTCGAAGTTGCCGTCAGCAATGAGCTTCTGCAACTCCTGGCGCTGTGCCTCGGTATCAGCCTCGGTCTTCTGGGACGCGGCGATGGTGTTGACAGCATCCCTAATGGCCTTTTGCCCCTCCGGTGTTTGCAACATCGCAGGGTCGAACGTCGCTGGCGGGGAGTCCGCCTTTGGCTCCTCGTCGGGGGTGTCGTTGTCGTCGTCCCCTTCGGGGGCCTTCGCTGCTTCTTCGCTTATGTTAGCGAATAGCTTAGAAACGTCCTCATCAGATAGAGGCTCCGAGGGGGTCTCTTTTGAGACAGCCTCCTCGTCTTGAGCGTCTTCGTCCGGCTTCGTGTCTTCAGCCATTTCTCTACCTCCCATTGTACTACACCTTATTTCCTGTCCTTAGCCATCTGGGCTGCGGTAGCCATCGATTCCTCACGGGTTAGACCAGGTACAGTCTCCTCTCCACGCAGGGCACGCTCAGCCAACTCACCGCTGCTACGGTAGTTGATAATTGTGGGCGGTGTGTATACGCGGCCCATGCTGCTGCCACACGCACAGGACGCCTTGAACGTACCGATTAACGCCATCGGCATGTTGATGGTACGTGTGCGCCCACAGGCACGACAACCAAATAGATAGAACATCCTACTTCCCTAGGAACTGCTCGAACGTATTGCCTCTAGGCGCATCTGGGCTGGTGAAGTCCAGGCGCCCCTGTAGGTTCTCTTGGAACGTCTCACTGAACCGCTGCTGCACAGCGAATGGCAGCAGGTGGCGCTGCTCATCAGGTACGTCGTTCGCGGTGAAGCCGTAGAACAGCGACAGGTCTTGGTTGGCCAGGACGAACTGCCCCTTGGCAGGACTGGTTAGGCCAGCTTTCACAGCGGGTTTGCGGGCCATGATTATGGCAAGAGCGAGAATCTGCCTATCGCGGGCTGTTGTGATGTGCCCCGTCCTAAGCAACTGAGCGGCAACCCTGATGCGAGTCTCAGCCGCCGCAGTGGAATCCACACCTTGAACCTTGGCTTCGGTGCGGAGTCGTGCAGCAGCCTCGTTGAACGTGCTGAGGATGGTATCAAGGAGCGCGCCCTCTCGAACAGTTAGCCCCGTATATTTGGGAATGTCGAAGTAGGTGTCAAGAGCGTCCGTAGCTAGCCGGAAACGCTTCTCGATGCGGGGCTCGTTGCGCCGGATGAACTCAAGCGCGGCCTGCTGCACCTCGGCGCTGTACGGCTCAAGCGCCCGCAGACGAGCAGCATCGAAGCCGTCAAAGTCAATGACCTTAACCAGCAAGGGGCCGCTCAACGTTTGAACGGTCTCGGTGCCCTCAAACTGCTCGAAGTCTACGTTGCGATAGTCGAGCACAGCCTGGTCGATCAGACCCAACTTGTCTTTATCTTCACGCCGCTTCTGGAACGCTTCATCGGGGTCGAAGCCATCGCGCAGCATCTCGTCCTCAACGCGGTCGAAGGCCCCGCTCTGGAAGTCAAATAGCTTGCGGCGGTCATCGCGGAAGTCCTCGTCGTCTATGGCTCCCGCATCGAGCTTTGTTCCCAGTTGGGACAACGAGCGGTTTGTATCTTGGGCGCTAGTCTCAAAGAAGTCAAAGCGCTCACTTTGCTTTAGCTCCTTGCTAGAGGCCCTATCCTTCTGGTTCTCCTCGAAGTCAGCGAGATTCTGTTCGAGGTCAGGGAATTGGCCCAACAGCTCCGCCTGTTCCACACCGCCCAGCTCGAACCAGCGTCGTCCCAATTCTCCCTTATGGCCAGGCTTGTTTCCAGCAGCTTCATCGAGTAAATCAAGCGGGTTGCGGGGGACTATGTTCTTGCCCATGAACTCGCCGAGCCCCTTGGCGGCTATATCGAGATAGTCACTACGGGACTTGGGAGGCTTGTCGATGACCGTCTCAGCAAGTTGCTCGGTGAATATGGGAACCAACTGCTTCGCCCAGGTCAAGAAGCGCTCCCGTTTGCCTTGGATGCTGTTGCCGAGGAAGTCTTCGCCCCGCATGGACTCATATGCGGACTGCACGATGGGATGCAGGCGACCGCCCACGAGTATTTGCAGCGCCCGCCGACGTTCGTTGGGGTCTTTGATGTCGTTCATACCGCCAATGAGACGCGCCAGGATTCGCGTGCTGCTGGCTGAGGAGGGAATCGTGGGCACCCACACGTCACCGAACTGCATTGCCAGGAAATCGGCCTTGCGCGGGTCGGTGTAATTGAACTTGTCCAGGTTGCCGGTTCGCCAGGAGACGAAAGCCCCCAGCGCTCCGAGGAAGGCGTGCTCGCGGGCTACCGCAGACAGTGCCAGTTGCCCCTCTATGGAGAAGGGCTTTGTGAGGGCCGCATTGAGAAGACCCGCACGGGCTCGCCAGAAACCAGGAACGAACAGGAGGAAGCTCTCGGCTGTTTCCCGCCACAAACCTAGCGCTGTTTGGGAGCGGGGGAGACCCCCTAGCTGCTGGTTCACCACACGGATGACAGCCCGCAACGTGTCTTCGGGAGAGGATAGATAGAGTTGTTCGACCCCACCGAGGTCATCGGCAACCCGACCAAAGCCAGTTCGCCCCTCACCCTCGCCCAAGAGATCATCTATGAAGGGTCGGAAGCCGCCCTTGGCAGCACGGATCATCTGCACCCCGTCGAGGTGCTGACGAATTAGGTTCGTCTTCATCCAGAGCATCCAACGGTCGAACATGAGGTCGTTGAAGGCACGACCACCACGACCAGCGAGACCGAGAGGCTGGGTAATCTTCTCCAAAGATTTCCCCAAGAGGCCAGGAAGGCGGCTCAGAAGTTCGGGGATGTGCTCGATGAGCAGGGGCTTGTTCGTTGCTGTTGACACCAGAGTCTCCAGACCAACCTCAAGGCCATTGGCGAAGTAGGTCATCAACTCGTCCTGGTTGGCGAATACCCACTGAACGAAGTGCTCATCGTCGATCATGCGGAAAGCATCGAACATTTGTATGGGCTCATCTACGACACCAGGGCGCAAGAAGCCCCGCATGGCAGCGTAGAAGGAGCCCTGGATACCGAAGATGCTGGCATCCATGACAAGACGCCACATCATCACGTTGCGGAACACATCCTGGGCCGTACCTAGGATACCCGTTGCAGCTTGGGGGCCGGTGAGGGCGCCCATGAGGGCACGTAGTTCGCCCTGCATCTCTCGCGGCCAATCTTCCAGCCCCGTGATAGTCCATTGTTTGTTGATTTTACCGACACTAGCTCGTGCGCTCTTCTGGGCTTCACGAACCACGCGGAGCTTTTCGACATTGTTGGTACTCTCGAAGACTCTGGCCACGGCAGTCGTGCCAACGTTTAGGTCTGCGATAGACTCAACAGTGGCACGGTTGAGGACGTGCCGATACTTGGCCTCTTGGAAGTCCACGAGCAGGTCACGTCCCTGTTTCACCACATCATCGAGCGTTTTGTTCGCCCAGCGTGGGTCAGTGGAAATCTTGTCCGCTATCGACACCCAAGTTCGGGCAATCCCGCTCCGAAGATTTGCGTCGTTCGGGTGAACCTGCAATTCCGTGTTCAGCAATGACTCGCGGGCAGCTTCGACCTCAACCTGGGGTCGTACACCCATAGCGGTCGCAGCGGCAGTAGTGTCATCGTCGAGCACCCTGTAGATGCGGGCAAGACTCTCGAAGTCCTCTCCCAGTTCGGGATACAACTCTGGGTTGCGAAGGTATGCAAATAGCTGGCGCTTGTACAGGTCAACAACCGCGTTCTCCCGTGCGCTGAAGTTAGCCTCTAGGTTCAGGGCCTTGCGGGAAGCACGGTTATCAACGAAGTGCGCGGCCAGGTGGGTCTCCAGACGCTGGCTATCAAGCAGCCTTCCCAGCCCGCCCTTACGCGGTGAGAGTTGCAGCGCTAGACGGTAGATGTTGCCCATGTGGGCAGTCGTCACAAGCCCGCCCATGGCGCGGCCCACCTGATGCTGCCAGAAGATGCCCAGCACAAGTGGGTTGTTGCTGAAACGACCCGTGACATGCTTAATCAGTGGCCCAATAACGGGAAGCCGTGAGCGGCCTGCCAATTGCTCGCCTGCGGGCCGTAACTCATCGGGTTGCATGATACGGAACAAACGAACCAGAGCTGAGCGGGAGCGCTGGGGGGCAAGTCGGGCTAACTCCTGCACACGAGGGTCAGCAGAAGCATTCAACACGATGTCGTCTGGACTGGTTAGCCTCCTAAATGCCTCCAGCATCTCCTCGTCAGCGAGGGACAACTGTTCCTTACCGGTTCCTACCAGTTTCATACGCCGTTGCAGAATCTCTAGCGCCTCCTCGGTGCGCTGTATCTCAGCAATGGCAACCTGTCGGCGAGCCAGGTCGGGGTCGGCTTTCAGGGCAGCCTCGTCGGCTGTACTCATCGCCCGCGATAGCTCTTCCTGGAACCTAATGTTTAGGTCGCGGGTGGCTGCTATATCGGCCTCTAATTGTGATAGCTCCTTACGCGCGGGACGGAGCTGTGCCCGCGCTTCCTTGGCAGCTTTCTTCGTGGGCTTGGGTAGACCCCTGGTGCGGCCACGGAGCGCAGCCTGCAACTCAGGTATCTTCACCTTGCGTACACTGTCTATGAGCTGCTTTACACGCTCAGTGGGGCTGATACCCTGCACCGTTCCCAAATCGGACGGAATATCTGCTGTGCGCCTCAGCTCGTCCACGAGGCGCTCCGAGTCGCCGAAGACAACCCGTGTGTTCCGCAGGAAGGTCTCGTCATTGGCCAACTCACGAATGATACCTTTGGCGGAAGTGAAGACGAGACGGTCGCCTTGGGCGGCGCTAATATCCCGTTTTGCCAACCGCTTCACATTCTTGCCGTACCACCTAGCCAACTGGTCAGCTAGGTTGCGGAACGCAGCCCCCTCTACAGGCAACTTACCAGCAAAGACGGCGGAGAACCGCGTAGCTAGTTCGCGGGCAAGCTTCTCGCGGTTGCTTCCGGCCACCTCAAGAGCCTCGACAACAGCAGGCATAGCCCGCGCACGTATGGCATCATCGAATATTGCACCGCTGACGATCTCCTCGGCCCCCCGACGTATGTTAGCAACATTGGGAGCTTCTTCGATTACCTCCCCACCTGTGCGTCGGATGATGTTAGTCAGGCGTGCAGTGCCATCGTCCCCTGGTAGTTGGAATCGAAGTAGCCGCCATATATCAAGCTGAACTTCCGGCGACAAATCCGCTTTGGTCAGCGCATTGACAAGAGTCGCCAAAGGGATAGTCGGGCCACCGGCAGTAATCTCAGCGCGGTTAATAGCAACCAACTGCTTACGACGGTCAGCAACCTCACCGATGATCTGCTCGACAGTGAGACTCTCGACATCATCAATGCCAGCGGCCTTGGCGGCTGCTGCGGCCCGCTGCGGCGAGGGGACTGATAGCTCCCCACGTTTGGCCTGGAGAGCGGCACCCACGTCCTGGGCAGTCATGCCCTCCTCGACCACAATACCGTGGTCTTTGGCGATGCGGCGCATCCGGTCGGTAACAGCCTTCGGTGGCTTCTTGCCCGTTAGTGAGCGTAGGAACGCTTCGGCCTCGTCGGTAATGCCCAGGCCTTCGAGGTTGTCAAGGAAGTCGTCGATGACGCGGAGGCTCGCAACAACCTCCGATGGCGGTCGCCCTGCCGCAGCCTTACGAAGCTGCGCATGTTGCAACAGCGTCTCGTAGCCACTTATCTGGCGCCGGAGCTGGACAGCGCGGGAGATCATCTTCCCCCATTCAGTCTGACTGAAGAAGGAGACACGAGGCCAGAACTGGAGGCCAGGGTCAACAGAGATATTGCCAGTACCCGCGACTATTTCATCGAATATGGCCCTGGGCGTTCGCAGGGTACCGGCATCGTCTGTAATCTTGACTCCCACATCGTTCGCTGCCTGCTTTAGGCGGTTGTTAATCGTCTTGGGCGCACCCTTGACACGACGAGTACCCAACCATTCCAATGTATCGAGCTGCCCGCTTGTGGGCAAGTCGCTGACGATGCCTTGGACGGCTTCCATCTGGTCGGCTAGGTCGTCGTATTGTTTGGCAAGCTGTGGGGGGCCACCGCCCTTACGCATGGACTCAGCGGACTCACGGAGGCGTTCAGGGTCGCGGGCGAATCGGAAGAGGCGCTCGCGGTTCTTCTCTTTCTTGATGGATGCGCCGACACTCTCGGCGAACCCTTCGATGAGGTCGTCCTCGTACTGCTCGATGAGTCTTGCCCGCTCGGCAGTAGCCACCTCGGACAGCTTGGTGAGCTGCTCGCCAGCGTAGGCTTTGATCCCTACTTTTCGTATCCGTGGTATGTCCTTGACGCCGAACCTTAGACCCTTGACGATGTTGCCAGGGAGCTTTGGCCAACCCAGGACTGGAAGTATAGCCAGAGCCGCTTCCCCAGCCGCTTCACGCGTAATGTCACCGCGAATCTTGCCCTGTAGGCTCGCAGATGCCCCCAACTGCTCGGCAGTCTCACCTAGAGGTTCGGTCAGGAAGAAGCCAGTCGACTTGGCTAGGCCCCTGAAGGCTTCACCAGCAGAGAACAGAGTTCCCAGCGCCGTGCCCTGACGGCCCGAAGCCAGGTCGGCCTGCCGCTGCTCGTCTGTGGGGAAGGTCTGACGCAACGTGGCAGAGATGCCGCCTTTAATCTGCTGTCCAGCTTCCGCCAATGGACTACCCTGGGGCAGCGTCAGGAAGTCGAGCCCAGTGACCTTTGATAGTATGGACGGACTGCCCTCGCGGTCTGCCTCGGTTAGCGAGAGGGCCTGCCGTAGCGTTGCCACGGTTGGGTCGGTCAGTATTTGCTCATCGGGCCGAGCCTGTCGCGGTCGCTCATCTCCCGCTGGGAGGAACGGCGTCGGGCCAGGCTGATAGCCAGCGGCCACCATCATCATCACAATCTCGTCGTCGGTGGGCGGACGGCCAGCCTGCGCCATAAACTTTTCTATGACGTCGTCTTCGATGGTGTCGAATATGGCGCGCCCAGGCGGCGCTGGGCCAACAGGTGGGCCTTTGGGCAGAGGGGGCTTGGCACCTGGTGCCAGCTCGACACCGCCAATGGGTTCGTTATCATCACTCAGTCGTATGCGGAACGGCCCCACAGGGACGCCGAGGGTTTTGGTTACATAGTCGAACAGGTCGAGGTCGAGATACCAGGGGACTTCGGGGGGGCCTGGAGTTGGGCCAGGGATCGCGGTTGGAGTTCCCCTACGCTGAGGAGGTAGCGGCTTATCCCGTAGAATACGCCCAGGCGGCGTGGGATGGAAGACCATTACAGCGTCCCAACGGACGCAACGCGGCCTCCAGTCACGGGGCCTCCGAGGGCATCAATGATGCGCCTCGCTCCCGTGAAACGAGCAGCCAGGGTGGGAATAGTTCCTTCTGGTGCCCTAGTAGCACTGAGGGACAACGCTGACGTTGGGGCCAGCAACTCGCGTATGATGCTCGACGAAGGGAAGGCGGCCCTCGCCTGCACTGTGGGAATGAATCCCGTCCCCGCAGCGGTCGCTGCTGAACCGGCTGGAGTTGTAGGACGTTGGCTCAATGAGAGCCCCTGAAGTCCCCCACGGAAAACAGCGGGGTCTGTGATGCCAGTCAGACTTGGGGCAATGAAGCCGAGTGACTGTTGTATTTGCGCATTCATCTGTGGAATAAGGAGGCGACCCAATTCGTCGCCAAGGATTTGGCGCAGTAGTTCGAGTTGGAAGGCACTGCCACCTGCTACGTCCCCAGGGCTCGGAAGCTCCGGCTGGGCGGGAGGCGCGCCCCCTGCAACGGGGGACGTAGGCCCCGCAGGGATTGCGGGAGCCGGACGTGGTGCCGCTGGAGCGGGGGCTGGTGTGGGCTCCGTGACGAACGGGTTGTTCACGACTTGTCCAGGGAATATGAGGTTCGGGTTAGAGGCAAACTGTGGGTTGGCCTGAATTAGCAATTCCAAGGAACCGCCAGGGCCATAGATGGGTAGGTTGGGAGCCATACGCAGGGCTATAGCACCCAGCGTATCCCCGCTCACTACCGTCACGGCACCGTGAGCAGCACCCTTGAGAGCCTGGACGGAATCGAACTTGGGAACTTTTGGTGCAGCTTTAGCCGCTACCTCGGCAAGTGCCTTTATGGCGTTCTGCATGGTCGGCGCCTGACCCTTGCGGCGTGGGGCCACAATAGTCCCAGGCGGTGCAGCCAGGAACTCGTCGCGGGCGAACTTCTTATCCTTCGTAGAGCGTTCGCCAACGCGAAGTATTTGGAAGCCTTTGAGGAGTGCAGGACTGATAGCCACTATGGCCCCACCGTCTCGCCGATGATGCTGGCAATGAACTGGCTATCGAGGCTGAGCCCCGAACCACCACCACCACCACCACCACCACCACTCTGGCTTGAACTAGCTGTACCTGTCTGAAACAGGCGGATGGCGTCAAGAATCTGCTTTGCTAGGCCCAACGCTCCGCCGAACTCGGATTGTAGGGTGGGTTCCTGGGGCGAGGCGAGACCAGGCAACGGTACACGGAAGAACTCCCGCGTTGCAGTTGGAATGAGGCTTTCAGCCGCTTCTGTTCCCAAACCAGATGACTGGCCCAGCGCCATGCTCGCAATACCCCCTGGCTCAAGGCCAGGGAAGAAGCGAACATCGGGGTTGACCATCTGGGGTGCAGCACCCTGAACAGCACCAAAGTTAGCAAGCGCCGCATCCCGCACGGCCTGGCGACGGTCGGACATTATTCGCAGTATATCGGTGACAGGCGGGGCTATGGGCTGGAACGTCTGCTCGGTAGATCGTGAGGCGCCACGAGAGCCCCCAATGCCACCACCACCTCCAGCATCGCCATCGTCTGCGGGTGGCTGTGCATCAGGCTGTAACGGCGCGGGGCCGGTAATCTGTGGCGAAGCGAGGCCGGTAGAGAACGTGACCGGCAGGATGCCGCCGACTGCAATCTGTTCCAAAACAGGTGGGATGCCATTGACGACCGTTATCAATCCCGCAGCTAACGACTGACGCACGCTCATGGGCGAGAGGACGTTGCCATCCTCCGTGACGAACACGAAACCGTCCTGGGTTGGTGCCTTGTAGACTGTGCGGCTAGGCGAGGAACGGGTGGCGCCCGACACGCTGCCGGTTCCGCCCTCCTGCGCCCTCCTGCGCCTCCCGCCGCCTCTGCCGCCTGCGATTGCCACTATAGTTCCTCTTCTGGGGGTGTCGCTGTCCCCAACATAGTAATAATATCCAGCTCAGCCTGCTCGGCAGGCACTCCTGCGCCGTCTTGGGATTGTTCCGGCCCAACGCCCATGAACCAGGACATCGCAGCGCTTGCATTAGCACCGTAGACTCTAACGAGGTCGTTGACGGCGCTCTGGACAAACTCGCTGTAGCCCTCCGGCCCCAGCTCCATAAACAGTTCTTGGCGTCGCTGTGGAGTCATCTCTAAGTATGATTGTACCCTATCCTTGATGGGTGGGGAGCGCTTGAAGCCACCAATGGGAGCAACATCGGCGAACGCCCCGATAATGTCCTCCTTGAACAGTTCCATGTCTTCACGGAGGTCATCGGAGAGTTCGTCAAGCCAGTGCTTGTGTCGGCGGGCCATTACTTCTTACTTACACACATTACTTGGGCCTCCGTTGCCGTCGGGGCTGCTTGTTCTGCCGTGGGCCTTTGGGTTGTGTTGGGTTGCCGGAGGACTTACCGCCTGCACCTGGGGCTGGTTGGCCACGGGGTTGTGCGGCGCCCTCGAACACCCGCTCAGCCTCACCGCTTCCACCGCCGCCAAAAGCGGCCTCTTGCATAACTTGGGCCATATCTACGCCCTGCTCGCTGAGGTCACTGGCGATGCGTTGGAGGTTCGGGTCTTCCTTGATGGCTTCCTGTACGGCCCGCATGAAGATGACGGGCAGCTTGCGTGCGTCATCGCGGCGAATCTCACGGCGCTCAGCCTCGGTGTCCTCGACACCGGCAAACGTCATGGAGCGGTCTTCAGCCCACAGCTTGTGCGCCTTCATAAAGGAGGCGTGCATCCCCTGGGAGATGAGGTCTTGTAGCGAGGACATCTTGATCTGGCAGTGGATGTCATAGTAACCGTCGATGTCCTTGGGGTCGATGACGTATCGCCCCTGCACACGCTGTCGGCCAGCGCCCCTACTCTGCTTGCGAAACCCCATGCCGTTGACGTAGATGGGAGCATCAATGTCTTCGATGATCTTCCAGGACTTCTGGACAACTTCCTCGAAGAGACGCTCGGCAGCGTGGTTCAGGGGCTTCAGCTTAGAAGTGGCTGCTTCGAGGGCGGAGGAGAAGGCGAGGCCAGGCGTCCGAGTGCCGATAAGGCCCTCAGTCACCGGCGCCAGTCCAGCACGCTCGACAAAGCCCTCTAAGAGCTGGATGAACTCAATCACTTCGCGGCCCACAGGGGGAGGTGTCACGAAGCCAATCTGCCCCCCTGTGCCCAGGTCGATTCGTTTGCCAAGGGGGATGTCCGAGACGGCCACGCTGCTCACCATGGGAGCACCCGCAACAGCTTGGCGCGCTGTCCACAGAATGGGTGTACCGCCTACGATGGCCCACGAGGCCATGGTGTTCATCATCATATTTAGCCAGGGCTCAAGCGCAGCCACGGGGAATAGGACTGAAAGGGCATCCGCAGCGGGGTCACGGATGGCTGTTGACTCACCTGAAGCCCAGGCGTAGGGGATTAGTCCCGTGTCGGTGATGTCGTTCTTGAACTTGAGGTACTTCTTGCCCCTGATGCCGAGGCGGATGTATACGAACTCGTCAGTCCAAACTTCAGTGATTTCCTCCATCGGGCGCATACCACTGGGGAGTTCGAGGTCGGGATAGGGTTCGCCTTCAGGTATTCGTTCAAGGCGGTTGTTAAGTCCAAACGCGAGCCGGTGTTGGCGCATAAAGGGCTTCAGGTTACGCCGCCCCTTCTCGATGACATACGACGCATCCCATTCCTCTCGACTGGGCATGAAGTTGAGTGGGTCAACGAGTTGAGCGCGGAGTGGTTGGTCGCCCGCATTGACTACAAACTCCGCTACGGCCTTGTTGTACGCCCTATCGCTGTCGAAGCCCTCACGGAGAGGATAACCCTCCCAGGGAACGCGCCTGAGCTTCCACACCGAGAACCCGTCACCCGCGAGTTGGTCGAAGCTGTGCAGGGTGAGGGGACGGTGCGCTAGTTGCTCAAACGTCTGCATCATAGGGTCAGCGGAGTTAGCTAGGTTGGCCGCTCCTTGTTTGTCAGCAGGACGGCGGGGGACACGAGTGTAGACGGGGCGGTCAGAGTTCATACGTCCCACGACGTTCTGCACCAGGCGATAGCCCATAGGCACCCGCAGGCCCGCCCCCAGAAGCTTCTGCATAGGGCCGACGGCTGTATCCTTGCCGCGCAGCAGCCGCATCTGGCGCAAGCGGTGCATTATCTTATGGCGCTCGCTATAGAGAGCGGTATTGTCTTTGATTACGGTGTCCACCCACTTCATCTCTTCTTGGGTGACAGCGATTTCTTCTGGCATAACTATAGTCTACCTTAGTCTAGCGCGAAAAGCTATAGCCGCTAACGATAGGCACATTCCAATCTTGCGTCACATTTTGACTATACAACTGGGTTGTTAGATAGATGAGCGTCTTGGTGGCGTCGCAGTTCCTCTTGGACGGTTCACCAAACCCACCAATACTGTCGCGTACCGGCTTGCGTCGCCAGTGCGTCATTTCCCAGATGAGATGCTTGCTCCCCTCTGGGTCGAAGGTTATCTGCGTCTTGCCACTTCCTGGCTGGTTCATCATGTTCTTGAGAAAGCTCAGGCCCTCTTCCACGCGCACACGTGGGGGGGCGTTGAGCCGTATGCGGGACTGCTCCCACCATACGGTAGCGGGAGAGACGGAGCCGAACACATGGCTGTCACCGGCGTAGGGGTCGATGATGCCCTGGTTTGACACGTTCTTCCACCACGGCTTGCTCTGGCACAGGGCAATAACGTGCTCATGCACCTGCTTCTGGGTGGCCACAACATCGAACACCCGAATAATCTCTGAGCCGTTCTCCTGCTTATCCATCTGGTAGGCGGTAACGACGTAATGAGAGCCTGAGCCGTACCCTGGGTCGATGGCTACGTGGACGGGCCAGATGGTGCCATCCTTGTGGGTCGGCTGGAACGTCCACGGCACAAGATGCTTCTTGGGTACGTAAACGTCACGCATGACGAGGTTCGGGGGAGGTACGGGGATACCAGCACACCGGAGCAGGAATAACCCATCCTGGTGCGCCATGGAGTTCTCAAGGCGATGTATCTCTGGGTCGTGGCGCCCTTTGGGATAGATAACAGTATTGGCCCAGGTGGGGACGACGAAGGACTTGCCGTTCTCGTAGTTGGGCCAGCGCGCCCAGCGGTGCCAATATTCCTCCATCCAGTTGTGCCGCGCCTGCTCGAATGTGCCCGCCATCCAGAGTAGACCCCGCTTCGTGCTCACACGCTCGTGCGCCTTCACCACCGACTGGGGGTCAGCGAGGCCAGGTTCGCACAAGAAGATGGCGTCTGGTGCTTTGGCAACGAATGTGTTGACATCGTGGAGGGAGCGGCAATGGATGAGGGTGCCCCAGATAGTCTCCATTGAGCAGGGATGGTACTGGTCGCGGGGCATCGTGACCATTCCTGGTTCGACCCAATCCAGCGACACTAGCGCCTCCGCAGCATACTCAAACTCTTGTCTCGTAAGCTCATAGGAGTCCGCAGCAATCCAGATGAGGTCTGCGTGTTGCGCCCAGGCCACGATTTCCGCAGATATTCCAATAGACTTACTTGCCCTAATTCCACCAGATACCAGAATAGACCTAGCTGGGTGGGCATGGGCACGTGCCATAAGCTTGAACGGCACGTAGCCGCCCGTCTTTGCGGCGATGTTGGCCTGGGGGATGTTGACTTCGGCCCATATGGCCAACTTCTCGGCGTAGAGCGGCGTGCTGAGACCCATATCGGCCCGCTGTTTCCAAATGGGCCGAACATCAATGTCTTCAAATCCCGATTCGCTCATGGCTCGCCTGTGCGGTGTTGCTCATTGTATTCGGCGCTTCGGCTACTCATCCTTCATGTCCTCTATGGCCTTGCGGCGGGCCTTAGCTGCCTTGGTAAGCATCTTGTCGGCACGGCGGCGCTGGGTCTGGGAGAGATAGTCGGTGAGAATCCTGATGCCTGCTACGGCGGCAGTCACGTTTCCTGGCTCCACCTTACCATCCTCCTCCGTAGCCTGGCCTGCAACGCCCAGGGTCTCTATCCAGCCTTCCAGGAAGGGCTTGGCCGCTTCGACCAGCTCCTCAACGGAGACTACGCCCTTGTCCTCGCGGGCTCGGTCGAGCCGTGGTTTGGCTGCCTTGGCCATTACGGAGCCGCAACAGATTGCTCGCCCAGGATGTAGACCAGCATGTCGTCGGCGGTAGGGTCAATGATCGAACCGTCGAGGATGTGTAGTTGGAAACCAGCGGGCAGCAACAATGGCTGGGGCAGCGGCCCCAGTAGAACAGTACCCTGGAGAGCAGTTTCCCGCGGATACCCCGCAGAGAACGTGTGGAAGATGCTTTGGTTCGCGGTCTGACTCACGGCTGCCTGTAGGCGATGCACTTCCGCCCCAGTAGCATCGAGAACCATTACGAACAGGTTGCGGTTTCCCACTGTCGCTGTCGCATCGAACACGACTTGAATCGAGTGGATGTCCCACACCGCCTCCGTGGGCACCGTGAACGTCTTGTCGCTGTCGTTGGCAACCACATCCTTGACAAGAAGGCTGGGGTTTGGCAGTATGACATCACCGACAACTACGCCCATTACAATCCCTCCTTGTAGTCAGGCCAGACAGATTGCATCTTGGTCGAATACGGAGCACACTGTTCTAGTATCGCCTCCACATCAACCTGCGCCCCTACTTGCCACTGCCACATCGGCTTGTGGCCGGAGGAGAACTGTCTGGGAGAATTGTTCATGCTGATTCGTCCCGCCCGTGTGAGACGGAGCAACGTCGATATGTGCTCCACATCTGTCCCCGCTGCGGAGATAAGTGTTCGTGGGACACGGCTGCCGCCACTCCCTTTGTACTTGCCTACACAGCCATCAGCGTCAATGAAAGCACCAACCCAGGCCCGTGCGGGCGCAGACATCATGGGGACAGCGGTAACCTGTTTGCCCCTTAGCTGTAGTCTGGCCATAATCCTTCCTTAATCAACTCGCCAATGCCCTCACGGATGAGGTCACGGGCGGTATTGGTAGTCTGGGCAGGCGGCAGCACCTCGGAGGGTAAATCCCGTGGAAGGTTCTCGGAGAGAGGGGCCACGACTGCGCCCTCCTGGGCCTTGGGCACGTCACGCGGGGTTTGGAAGCTCTTCCTGCTCCGCTTGCGACTTAGTATGAGCGCTGGTCGTGTCTTGGCAACTGCCGCTACAGCCGTCGGCGATGCCTGGGACGGGAGAGTCGGTCTCGTCCTCGGCGACGGCAGAACTGGCAGAGTTGGGAGCTGAATCGGTGCTCGACGGCGAGTGACAACAGCCCCGTGCAGGGCACCTTTTGGCTTGTCGGCCTTTCGCCCCTCAGACATGGCAATAGCCAGCGCTTGCTTGCGGGATGTAACCTTGGCGCCACCGGAGGACTTGAGGTTTCCTGCCTTGAACTCCCCCATGACAGTAGCGACCTTGCGCTTACCACCCTTCGACGCTACCTTTCCTGGGTTGTCCTTATGAACCGCCACGGAACATCTCCTTAAACGCTTCCTCTAGCATCTGGCGACCGGAAACGAGTTTAGGCCCCTCACGGTCACGCAGAACCTTCTTGATGTCGTCCATCACATCCCAGTCGCCAGGTTCAGGATGGGCTTTTGGGTCGTGCATACGTTTGTGGAGTTTGCTCCAGATGGACTTCAGTTTGTCGGTAGGCAGCGCACGTAGCGCCGCAACGGCTAGTTCGCCTGAGATATGGTCAGGCATTATGCCTCCGGTATTGACTCCATGATGTCCTGGACGTTCTCGGCTAGGTTGCGAGCCTCATCGCCGTTTGTCAGGGGCGTAGTGGTTCGTGTTATCATGTTGCCCGCGATGATCCAGTAGGACGCACAGAGGAGGCACTGGCCCACCTCTTCCTCGTAGATGAGGGTATTGCCGCACTGTGGACACACGAGGTTGACTACAAGTTTCATAATCAACTACTATAGTATCACGATGGCTAAAAGTTGTCCACAGTGTGGCCAAGCAGTTGACCAACCTGGACTGTGCTCGGCGTGCCATTCTCGGCGCTGGACAGAGGGAGTGGACTGGTACAAGTGCGTCATGTGCTGGGCGCCGTTCCGCAACGGGATGCCCCACAAGCGTTGCCTGACGCGGCGGGGGCGGTTGGACAGTAACCCCACCTTCTGGAAAACACGGCCAGCCTAATCCGCAAACCAGTCACACTTATATACATAGTATATGTATGCTGTGACGTTGTTGCGGATGCAATAACCTGGGCAAACCCTAACGTCGGCGAAAGCGGGCTATGATAGATGGGGGCGTCGGGTTAGCTGCCTGGCGTAAGCCGGAGCAGAACGTGAGTTCAACTCTCACCGCCTCCACCAACATCTCCACCATGCTACAATAGTTCTGTCTTAGCAAGTCTGGTGCTCTGAGGGTGGGTCGGCCCCGCTGAAGGGGCTTATGGTGGGAACGGGTGGCCCCTGGTGTTGGCTAAGCCAGGGGCTTCTCGTCGTCTGGGACTCCTAACTATGGCCAAAGCCGGAAGGCACCCCCCTGGGCTACGCGAATAGGAACAGGCCCCGAACCCACCCCTACCCCCCAAACTCCCGACCGCGTACCCCCTAGGGGCTATTCGGTACGGGCAAAGAGATAGGCCCTAGCGGCTACGGCGTAGGGGGTAGCTACTAGGGCCTAGGGGGTATGGCCTACGGGGTAGGGCCTATGGGCTAGGCCTTCCAGACTGTGACTACGGCGGGGCGAGTGGCGCGTCCGATCTGCACCTTGCCCCCAGGTACGACGACGTGTATAGACGCAACGTCGTAGGCTACCCCACCGCTCTTGCCGGTGAACTGCTCCGTCTTCTTGCTCTTGCGAGACAGCCGACCCTTGGCGACCGAATCCTCTACGGTGATAGTGCCAACCTGCTGTCCCTCATGCATAACCTGTAGCTGCATGTCGATTCCCTCCTGTTCTGAATGGGCCGAGCGCCTCATTTGCCTACACCTGCGCCCAACCGGCTACCTTCAGTCACTATGTTATTGCCTAGCGTCTAGGCCGTCAAATGTCGTATCTAGCCCCCCACATTACCCGAAGCGTGGGGAGCTAAGGATTGGTCGCCAAGAGCGGTAGGCAGATGTGTTGGGTCGCCAGCCACGCTCAAGGCGTGTACGGCAACGCTTGCAGATACCGGCTTGCCATGACTCCAAGAAGATAAGTGGACGCATCCTCCTATCTGCGCCACTGTGCCGAAAGGCGCAATAGCCACGGAACTGCACCAATTTCATCACTCAATACCGGGGCTGCTGTTCTACGGGGTAATCCTGCCAGAGAACCTCTAGCAACTCTGAGATGACAAGCAGGCTGCCGTATATCAGAATACCCAGGACGACGCCTCCCATAAGGAGCAAAGGCCAGCCGACAAACAGCCCCAAGATGCTATACAGTAGCTTCACCCGATGCCTCCTATCTCGTCGTGCTGGTCACACTCAGCACCACACTGATGCCGCACCCTGCCCTGTAGCTGCCGAAGTTGGGCCTCAAACTCCTCCAACTCGTCGGAGTCAAGGCTGTCGTTGACCTTAGTGACTAGCCGGAGCAGCCGACGCATCCGGTCTAAGCGCTTTGACTTAATCACAACACCCACCATAGCACATAGACCACACCAGCAACCAGCCAGAGATAGCCGATGGCTGACAGTATAGGCCGTATGCCATACACTATGGGCAAGTGCTCATGCCTCCAGCATCGTGGGTCGCCGTCCCACTGACACTCAAGACCCGATGTAAGCCAGCCACGACCGAATACGCACCAGTAACGGGTCAGTTGGAGCATAGCCCACCCCAGTTATCCATACGCCACACGAACGGCAACGTATGTGCCATCCAGTCGTCCATGAAGCCGAATGCGCTAATAGCATCGCCGGTACAACGTCCTGGTTTCTCCGCTGCCAGACGGCCCCACGGCACTGAAGGCCACATGTAGTACCACTTCACGCCGTCACCTCCTTATGCTACGAACCTGCGGGCGCTGCGGGCAACTGACCGTGCCTACAACCAGAACAATCATCCTGCGGATCGCTAGACCTGTCCAGTATGCTATCTGGCCCCTCGCAGGGGCGAAGCGTTAGGAACTAAATCGGAGGGCATCGCTTGTACATCGGACAGACTAGCGGCTACACACCTCCACAACCAAGGAGGCAGTGTCTCTTTAAGGATGCGCAGGGTATAGCGGACGTGCTCGTCGTGCTCTTTTAACGTAGCCAAGTTACACATCGCTTCCTCCGAACCTGTTCTCCTGTAGGTGGATGACATTCATACCTACATCCCCGTCCGTCCGTTGGTCTGTCCATCCCTGCCATGCAGTAGGGACAACCTGGATGGCTCCACACTTTCGGCAAGTGCCCGCGACTGTCGCGCCTTCCGGTTTCTCGAATACCCACCAGTGTTTACAGGGGAAGGGCGGAGCAGAGACTCCAGCACCAGCATGCTTATTGCGAGGTTCACTCCTACGACGTACCATATACAGAGCATCTCCTCTCTCCTACGTGCTTATCCATTGGGCTAGTTCCAGTAGCCTAGCTTTTATGGTATCGCGCTGTCTTTCGCTGTAATATAGCGTGTCGTCGATCAACGCGATGCAGTTCGCCGCTTCGGCGCGTTGCTTGTACGCAGATTTGATGTCACGGTCAACTGACTGAAGGTCGCGGACTAGCCGCTCCATCTCGTCGAGTGCTGTCTCGTTGATGCAAGACATGATCACCTCCTTGGGGGGGGCGGGAGGGAATCACACCCCCCCCTGTAAATGGCTAGGATGTGGCTGGGTCTTCGGCATGTTTGGCTTGCAGCTGGTCGCCTATCTCCACCAACTTGGCAATGACGGCCTTTCGGCGCGACGAAGGACGTGCGCCGTCGTTGGCGTAGAAGATGACGGACGCACGGAGACCTAGTGCTCTGAGGCCGTACTCCTTCTCAACCTCCTGGTAAACGCGGATGTTGTTGCTGCCATTTGGCCGCATCATCTCCCCATCCGGTATACCAATGAGATGCGCCATGAATCCAACTGCACAGTAGTCGCCCTTTCTGTCGCACATCCCGCCGCGAATTAGCTCCTCTGGCATCTGTGCTATAGCCGCTCCCAACTTGTTCATCGTAATCCTCCTTATGTGCTAGCAGTTAACCCAAAGCCAGTTTATCGCGGTGCTTGGCCATTAGCTTGTCGCCAATGACGGACAGCACGGCGATGACTCTATCTCGACGGTCAGCGTTGTTGCCCGTTCGGTGGGCGTCATTGGCAACAACGATAGCATCGGAGTTCATGCCCACGTCAGGTAGGCCATACTCCAAGGCCACACGCTCGTAGGTGGTATACGGGGATGCTAAAATGTCCTCGTCCGAAATGCCGAGGAGGTGGGCCATGAAGCCAACGGCGCAGTAACGGCCTTTGCCATCACACAACGTACCATAGATGAGGTTGTCGGGCATCTGTGCTATAGCTGCTCCCAGTTTGTTCACTGTTGTCCCCTTTCTGGTGTTGCATAGCCTTGGCACTTGCCAAAGTGTACATAGTTGGCACCGACATTGGTGAGGTTGCCGTTACGCCATACGCCATCTCCTTCTATGCGTATCTTGTCATCATCGCGGAACTTTCGGCGGCAGTTGGCGCACATGCTCGGCGGGCAACGGCTTGCCATTGCGAGCACTTGACGGCAAGCGTTGCCCACTATGCGTGTGGCCCTACCGAGGACTCGCACCGAACCGTGCTGCTAGCTCGTTGAGCAATCTGGAGGCGCTGCGGAATAGGGCAGCGTCCTTATTGCTCTTATCCTCCGTTCGCAGGCAATCCGCCATCTCAGGATGCTTGACGCTCTTGGTTATCCGCTCCTGCAACTTGGTCATCGCAGGGATAGCTTTGGTGTTGACCGCCTGAACGTCACCGAGCAGAGTCTCCGCTACGTCTAGTGAGAGGCTAGCCACAAGCAACCCTAGCACGACGCTGTTCATGGCTAGGTTTATGGGTTCGTCGTTCGGTCGTATCTCGTTCTCAATCTCGTGCATGAGGGCGTGAAGGTATTGTCCGGCCATTGGTCTTTCCTCCTATACTACTAAGGGGGGATGGGGTAGGGACGCCGCGAACCCCCATCCCCCCAACGTTCTAGCGCCTGCGATAGCGAACCATCACGCGGCGAGCACACCTATCACAGTAGGTATCTCGCGGTGCATGACGGAACCTCCGCAGGAACAAGCGCACCCGTGTAGCCAGGGGCGGCTTAACGGGCGCCCTTCAGCCCACCGGCCTGGACGGCGCTATCCTGTATGAGGATGAAGTCGCCGTCGTTGATCGGCTGGTCGAGGCTCCCTGCCGGTTGGTTGTTGACCCTGACGTTGGCCAGAGGCGGGATGTTGCCGCCACCGTTACCGCTAACGAACTTCTCCAGGGCAGCGCCGACGGTCTGCGGCCCGCCTGCGGCAATGTCGTACGTGTCTAGCAGGTTTGTGAAACCCTTACCGACTGATACTGAAGGCATCTGGTTCTCCTCCTTATGTGCTAGCACATGGGTTGATGGTTGGCGTCCCTAGGTGTTGACTATTTACGAGTAGCTCACCTCCGTATCGAAGAAGCTAGAGTTGACAACTTGCTTGAACGGGTAGGGCCGACCACGCAGGATAGCAGCAACGGTGGCTGCCACCTCCGTACCTGCCCGCATACCAACATAGACCACACCCTGGCTCCGACAGTCTAGGTCATAGGGCGTGACCTCGAATGATTCAAGATAGGCAGCCCGTGCCGCCTCGCACTTGAGGTTGACAGTGTAGATGAGTAGGGACTCCTGCCCCGAACGGAGGTCGATGAGGTAGCGGGTACGGCGAGTGGGGGCATCTTGGAATATGGCCTGCCGCACGTCCCAAGCGTCTACGGCTGAGATGATGAAGCGGGTGTTGAGTGGCTCGCCGTGCCAATGCAGATGGTAGTCAACGATAGACTCGTTGCCCTCCAGCATCGCTCCCAGTGCTTCCCGCTTATGGACACCATCGTCGGCAACGCCATACGTCTGTAGGCCGACGTTCACCCGCTCCACTATATCGGCATCCCATAGGGACAGTAGTGGCAGTCCCATCTTGCTAAGGGCTAGAGCCGACCAGCTACCTAACGTGCCGAGGCCGACTATGCTTGCGTCCATCGTCCTGAACAGTTGGGGGGGCAAGAAGGCGCTTTGCCTCTGCCGCAACTTTCTCGATACCACAGTTCTCCTCCCAATACAGTTGTAGCAACTTTAAGGTTGATGTGTTGTTCCTGAGTATGGGGCAGCCACAGTTGCTCACTCCCTTCTTGCACCCCTTGCACTGTAGGTACAGGCTATCCGCTTTGCGGTTGCCCTGCTTCCAACCCACGTCCCCGCCGCACATCAGGCATATCTGCAACGTGGCCGAGTCTTGCCGCACACCAGCATAACGACGCCGCATTTCCAGCTCGTTGGCATCTAATTGCTTCGCCATCTCGGTGCTATCCTCTAAACCAGGCAGCAGGGTTCCAGAACGAGAGACGGCTGTTTTCAGTAAAGGGGTAGGGGCGGGTGCTGTGACATGGGCCTCGATGTCCGCTATCACCTCCTCTATAAGCGCGTCGTCCTCGGTGTTGGCGATCTGTTTCACCTCGTCGAGCTTGCCGAGTAGGGGGATGGGGTCACGGGTGGCCACGTATAGCTGACTAGCTCGCTTCTTGTTGGTAACCAGGCCAAAGAACCAGTCCCCACTAACACGGGCCAGCTCCCGCAAGGTCTCCTCGTCGGTGCCGCTGAATGCGACTCCCATATCACAGTGACTATGCCACCACAGCTTCCAGTTACCCCAGGTGTCGGGCCGCTCCTTGCCCATACGGGTGAGGAACTCGCTCAACCCCTCCGGCGACATGTCAGTGTGGGCTACTCCCACTTCTTGCTCAACGAGGGCTATCTCGTCGCAGTAGAACCGTCCCTCCTCCTTGCGTATCAACCCCAAGCCGGAGATTTCCTTGGGGCACAGCTCGGCGTATAGGAACAATCGGCGGTATACCTCTGGTGGCATGAGTAGGTCTGTCTTGGCCACTATGCTCTCCTTCCAATTAGGTGGGCGTCCTTGGCGAGGAAGGGGAGGATTTCACCCGTGAGGCCGTCTTCGTAGAACTGGTAGCCCTCTGCGCTCTTGTCGAAGGCGACGAGTACCTTCTCAGTGAACGCCTGAATGCTTATCCACGGGTCGTCCTCGTCCCAGCCACGGCGCAGCTCCAACATCAGCCGAATGGCCTGGAGTAAGTTGCCTCTAGCCAGTAGCTCATAGAGCTGGTTGGCGTGGTTACCGGCGCAGTACCGGCGCTCCGAGTAGTGGGGGTGTAGTCCCGACGACACCTCGAAGGAGAATCCATCCTTCGCGCTGGGACTAATTAGCCACGAATGGGGCGTCGTCAATATAGATACATTGTGCTTCGACGAGTACAGCTTGACTGGCCATAGGTCAAGGCGAAGGTATTGTCTAGCGTCAAGCTCCCATCGCCTGATAGCCATTAGGGGGTTGAGGAACGTTTCAAGACGGGAGCGGCTTATCTGCTCCCCTGGTGCCGCCTTAGTACGCTCCAAGTCGATCTTACTGGCGGCAACAGAAGCGCGCATAGACGCGGCTTGTCCGAGGAAGTTCTCGATGTCCTGGCCGTGCAGTTCAATAGTCCGTTCGAGCATAGTAGCCCGTCGCCGCTGCCCCATGGTGCCATCCAACCCGTCGAAATGGCTCTCGTCAAACTGGGCGCTGTGGTCAACGATTTTGTAACTAGGTTGTGACACTACCCATGATTCTGGTATCTTGTCCCGCATAGTCTGTAGGGCCAGCGTCAATGGCGCGGCGGTCACTGTGTCCACTCCCAGCTCCGGCGGCAACGAGACCCTCCAATAATCCGACCCTGATGGCCATAGGAATGGGAATACGATGGGAACGGCAGGCGTTACCCGCAACCTGAAGTTACCGACCGTGTTGAGGAGACGCTCGGTACACATGCGGCACCTATCAGTCGGGCCTATGGTCTCCTTCAGAGACAGCCAACCCGTTAGCACCAGCCGCCGCCCGCCGGTCGTCTTATCCTCCTTGGCCCCTAGTTCCATGGCACAAGCATGATGCACGGGGCCAGCGGGGATGCCGTGCCGTTCGATCCGCGTATAGTAGCCCCAGGGTACGAATCGTTGCCCGTTCGTCCATAGTTGACGCTGGTTTCTGGCGTTGTACGTTACCCACTTGCGCCCATCGCCAGCCATCTACTTAGCCCTCTTGGCTTCGAGCTGGAACGACATCTCCTCCCGAATCTTGGAGAGGACAGCCACGACGCGGGTTCGTCGGCTCTCGCCGTCACCACAGTCGTTAGCTTGTATGATTTCCTCCGAACTGAAGCTCGTCTCGTTTAGGCCGTACATCGAAGCCACATCCTCCGTTGGCTCTGAGAAACGCCCTTCGGGGGCCACCCCGTCTTGCCGTCCTTCTTCGTACTCCCACTTGTACTCCTCTTGGAGTTCGTCGTCTGTCCACCCAATCCGGTGTGCCATCCAGCCAACAGCACAGTATCTCCCCCTGCCATTGGCTAGGACGCCTTTGAGTAGATTCTCAGGCATATCCGTTATAGCTGCGTCTAGTCTGTTCACCACGTACCTCCTTCCCCCGTTAGGGGGCTACAGCAGTAGGGCACCAGGCGCCCCCGAATCTGAGGATAGCTTCCCAAAATCCGGTGGAGTGGTCAAGTTTCCTATCTGTGGCCCCCCGCTTAGCGAAGCGTCGAGATGCCTGACATTGCCCAACATGGCCGCTTTCGCCGATGTTAGGGGCACAATAGAACATTTGTCTATAATCCGCATTGCTAGAATGCGCTTGCAGGTGTTCATCTGGGCTTTCCCCCCGATCTCAGATACGGAATTGCATCCGACAATACGAAATGGCATATAAGGGGGTTGCGAATGTGCGGATGGGGGTTGACAAGAGCAAATTGTGCGGGATATAGTAGTGGAGGCTTCGGTTCGTGGTGACGACGCGCGGGGTAGCTGCCGAGCTGGAAGCATCCGCTGCGCTGCTCCCCCGCCACTCTCGAAGGAGGAGAAATGAGTTCGGATTACTATTTGTCGCAGGTTGAGTGCCGCACGTACGAAGACAACGAGGGGCGCTGGTGGATTGACCCATCTGCCGGTAACTACCCCCACTATGATGAGATGGAAGGCCCCTACGCCACAGAGGCGGAGGTGGACTCCATTCTGTGGGAGCGCGCATTGGCTGGCGATTTCATCAACGTGCCGTGATGCTACATATAGGCTTCGAGGCATACGTGGCCAAGGCACGGGTGCTGGCCATCCTGCCCAACAAGGGCTCCGGTGCTCGCCGTCTCGCACGCGCCAGCGACCCTATTGATATGACGCGCGGGCGCGCGTGTAAGAGCCTTATAGTGTTGGATACTGGGGCCATTGTCCGTTCGCCTCTAACTTCAGTCGTACTGGTGTCACGTTGGCAGGCATGAACATCGCCGAACTAGGTAAGTACCGCACCATCTATGCTGACCCCCCGTGGCTGGAGACTGGTGGTGGCAGAATCAGGCGTGGTGCAGACCGACACTATCCACTGATGAAGACAAGGGATATTGCCTCTTTGCCCATATCCTCCATTGCACTCGACAACTCCCACCTATACTTATGGACAACCAACCGATTCCTACCCAACGCACTCGAAGTTGTTCGTGCCTGGGGGTTCGAGTATCGCACGATGATTACCTGGCTCAAAGACAGGATTGGTTTGGGCCAATACTACAGGGGCATGACGGAGCACTGCCTGTTTGCCGTGCGTGGTGTGCTGCCCTACCGAACACGTCCCGATGGCAAGCGGGCACAGGGCGTGACGGGGTTCACGGCGACACGGGGAGCCCACAGCGTCAAGCCAGAAGAGATGCGGGAGATGATTGAGCTAGTCAGCTACGCCCCTCGTATCGAGCTGTTCGCTCGCTGCCCAGCGGACGGGTGGGATGTATGGGGCAACGAGATATAACCGACGAGTGCTGCGGCCTCCACAAGTACGGCAATCCCGTACCTGGGGACTACCGAACACCGAACTTTGACATCCTTGTGGTGCTTAGGAATCCTGGACGGCAAGAAGCAGCCAAAGGTATTCCGGCAATTGGCCCCACTGGCTCCATGTTGCGCCGGTATCTGCACGAGGCGGGGTTGCTGTCACGCTGCGCTTTCTCGAATGTGGTGCATTGCTATACACCAGGCAACCGAAAGCCCACTGAGAGCGAACTGAGAGCGTGTCTTCCGCTCTTAAAGGAAGAGCTGGAGCCCCACGTTGACCGCATCAAGCTCGTTCTTTGCGTCGGCTTCGAGGCGGCGAAGTGGGCAGGCGGCTTCAAGGGCGCCATCGGCTCTAACGTTGGCCAACTCCGGCGGAAGTCCGCCATTGTGGATGCGCCTGCTTACGCCATGTACCATCCCAGCTACCTCTACCATACGAGGGGCGACCCCAAGTTCAGGGAGCTAGAGCGGCAGTACCGTAACCAGTTACAGGAGGCGAAGCACATTGTCGAAGTCGGCACGGAGACGCCTGTGTACGAGTGGCATCCTGCGGAAGCTATACGCTGCGCCGGAGAGTATGCGATTGACACGGAGTACAGCGGGGACGCTCGTACTGCTTCCCTCATCATGGCCCAAGTCCACCTCCCCGACGGCAGGACATTCCTTACCCAGAAGGTTGAGGCGCTTGCGGGCACGCCGGTAATGCACTTCGCCCAAGGCGACCTCATCCAAATGTACCGCCATAGCTCGGTGGACATCGAGTACGTGGACGACACGGGGGTACTGGCCTGGCTGCGGGGGGAGACTGAGTTGGGCCTCAAGCGGCTGGCGCAGAAGTACCTGGAGGCCAACGTGATGGGCTACGCTGAGGCGCAGTCCCTTGGTGGCTGGAGCACCTGGTTCGACACCTATATGCCACAAGACCCCGTGCTCACGTGGCGGCTGAAGAAGGAGGAGTTCGACCCCTGGTTGGCCACTGAGCCGAAGCTCAAGGCAGTCTACGAGAACATCGACCGCCCCCTCCAGCCCATCCTGGCACAAATGTCCATCACCGGCATACCCATCGACCAGACGGAGGTGCGGGTGCAACTGGCTGCGGCCCGTAGTCTACAGAACAAGCTGCTCGCCATTGGTCAGCACCAGGCAGGATGGGACATCAACCTGGGCTCCAATGAGCAGGTTGCCAAGTGGTTGTACGAGGACTTGGGACTCCCCCACCCCCGCAAGAAGCCGGATGCCAAGCACCCGTCGGTGGACAGGATACACCTCAACAAGCTGAACACCCACGAGACGCGGCTGGTGCTCAAGTACCGGCAAGTGCAGAAGCTAGCGGGCACCTACCTTGAACCCCTGTCGATGAGCGACTTCATCTCTGGGCTGTGGAAGATATTCGGCACCGAGACGGGGCGCCTGTCATGCGAGGCGCGCAACCTACAGAACCTACCCGACGTTATCAACGCCCTGCTCCGTGCGCCGGAGGGCATGGTGCCCATCCACGCCGACTACAAGGGCTTCGAGCTGCGTATCGGCGCTTATGAGAGCCGAGACCCCGTAATGATCGAGTACCTAAGCGACCCAAATGCCGACATGCACCGTGATTGCTGCATGGAAGTCTACGGTCGATATACTAAGCGCCTCAAGACGAACGCCAAGAGTGCTATCTTCGAGCGTATGTACGGGGGTGGTGTAGACATGGCAGCTTCTATCCTCAACATACCCCGCCGTGAGGCAGCGCTCCTCTTCGCCTGGCAGGACAAGCACCTAGCTGGCTTCCTGACGTGGGCCGAACGGCAAATAGAGAAGTGCCTTGCCCAGGGCTACGTCGAGAGTATCTTCGGGAGGCGCCGCATACTCCACGACCTCGATAGCACCGACGAGCGCATCGTCCACAAGGCTGCGAAGGAGGCAGTCAACACGCCCATCCAAGGCCCTGGGGGTGACTGCTGTTATACTGGGGATATGCGGGTACTGACTCCTGATTTAGTCTGGAAGCGCATCGAAGACGTGGAAATTGGGGAAAAGCTATTGTCTTTCGACGAAAACGCTCCTCGGCATTGGCGCGTAGCTACGGTGTTGATGAAGAACGAGCGTTGGACAGAAGTATGGAAAGTCACTCTGGCTGACGGCACCGTTCTCAAGATGACGCCCGACCACCCGATGCTTACCCATTCGACTGGACATCGTGGCTGGATACCTCCAACACGCTACAACATGTCGGCCACACGGCGGACAAAGCTATCCCGCATCCTTCCCGTGTGGGAAACTGATAATTCCCAGGCAGCAGGTTGGCTGTCAGGATTCATGGACGGTGAGGGCACCCTAGCACTTGACCGCCGTCTCTTGGAGGCTACCCAAGTGGTTGGCCCCACGTACGAGAAGTTAAAGCACCTGTTGACTGAGAAGGGATTTGCCTTCTCAGAAACTATACGGCCCGCTGCCGACCGTCGTCAGGAAGCAGGAAGAGTTCGGTTGCTTGGTGGCACCCCTGAAGTGCTTCGCTTTCTGGGGCAGATTAGACCCCAACGGCTGCTCGACAAGTTTGTGCCCATGCCAACAGCATTGTCTACCCATCCCGTACGCGTGGAATCGGTACGCAAGTTAGGGTCACGTAAGGTCATCAACTTTGCAACCGACACGCAGACGTATATTGTAGAGGGATTCGCTACCCATAACACCAAGCGAGCTATGGTATTGTTATGGGAGCCGTTGCGGCAGATGGGAGGCATGATTGGCCGCAACGTCCATGACTCCATCGACATGTGGGTGCCCCCCGAACGAGTCAACGACGGAGCCGAACTACTGAAAACTGCGATGCTCACCGCTGTACCCCAAGCCATCAAAGATGTAGTGCCCATCTATGTAGACCTAGAGGTAGGAGGCTTTGGAGCAGCGTGAGGAGCGAGCATGGCAGAGATACGCGGCTGGGACATAGCCCAGCTTCCAACTTGGAACGTTGACTGGCTATGGAACGGCTACATCGCCCGACGCAACCTGAGTCTCATATCAAGCTGGCCGAAGATAGGGAAGTCCACACTCCTCTTCTCTTTCTTCCAATCCTTCTTCGCCAGCGAGGAGTTCCTGGGGCTGCCAACAGCAGCCGCTCCTACAGTCCTGCTAACGGAGGAGCCGGTGCCCCTGTTGCGGCAGCGGCGGGATGCCTTGGGCCTAGCGACCGCACCCCTTCACATACTGCCGCTGCAACCTGGCCTGTCGTGGCCCCGTTGTATCGCCTACATCAAGGGGAAAATCGTCAACGGGTGCGGCCTAGTAGTGATAGACACATTCAGCCGGTTCTGGGGAATTGATGATGAGAACGATGCTGCAAAGGTTAATCGCGCGCTTGACCCCCTGTTCATCCTCACACGCACGCATGATGTCGCTATACTTGGGCTGCATCACACGCGAAAAGCGGGTGGGCCAGGCGGTTCCGGTGTGCGTGGTTCCAACGCACTCACAGGTGCCGTGGATATATCCATCGAGCTTGGCCGCGTCCATCCGTATGACAAAACACCCCGCCGAAGGCTGGAATCTATCAGTCGCTATGATGAAACTCCTGGCACATTCCTTGTGCATCTCACCAATAGTGGGTATGAACTGCTCGACGAGCAGGTGGATGCCACAGAGCAGCGACTGATGGCCATAGTCGGGGAGAGTGCGGGCATCAGCGCGGGCGACCTCGCCGATGAGTTGATGATGGGAGAACGCAATGTCCAACGCTTGTTGACGGAAATGAGTGGAAGAGGTATATTAGACCGAACGGGGAGTGGCTCTGGTTCGTCCCCGTTCTTGTACACAGTCAGAGCCAAGGAGGAGTAGATGATTGCACTGAACATCGTTGAAGGCGACCACAAAGGCCATGCTGGCCACCTGCTGGGCTATGCTGTTGAGGCTGACAGCGAGAACTTCCGCACGGTACACTGGGCACTGTTGCTGCTGATGGACGACAAGCCCAGGCTGGTTGCTGCCGAGATCGGACACATTGAAGTCATCCTGCCGGAGAACCTCGTGGGCT